GCAGAGAATGAATCAAAGGTAACAAAGTCTCCTTCAATAGCGCCGTGGTTTGCGTCTGTGACAGTGACTGTTGTTGTACCATTTGTTGTAAAAGGATTTGTTAATGCTTCTGTTTCTCTAATTGGTGTAATGTCATAAAGAGCACTACCTGAGAATAAATATAATTTTCTATCGGTACCTAAAGCAAGGTATCTGGTTCCGTCCAAACCAATCCAGCTATGTGTATCACGAACCACGCCCACAATAGTTTTGTTTGGATCTGGTAGATATGTCCAACCTTTCCATCTTTCAGGTTTTCCATAGTGAAAGCGTACAAGATTTGAGTCAACATATTTACGTTGATCCCCTGCTGAGTAAGCAGTATCTTGTTTATCAATGCCTGGTTGGAACTTTAAGTCAACTAATTTCATGTTGGAGTATACTAAATTATTTATTGTTTTGTGGCAAGAATTGAGTGGCCACGTTGCCTTTGAATGAGTAATTACCCATATGTGTCATACCGCTGATAATATCAGCGTATATTTTACCACCTATTTTCTGCCATAAACGACAAAATGCATAATCTTCAGATAAATATCTTTTAGTTTCTGGCTCTATCATTGTGTCAAAAAATGCATAATTCCAATCAGATGTGTCGTGATAATCAAATCTTTTGTCATGAGGATCATTTAAATGTTGATCAGATTTAAATTTAAGATTGGGATAAGCTAATGCCATTTTTTTAAATACGTTTCTTTTTATTAACATAAAACCAGTTGCACCATCTAACACTTCTATAAATCCTTTTTTAGCCACAATATTTTTTGGATCTTTAACATTTAAATTATATTGTAAAGAAGCAGCGTGTAATTCATTTTCTTTTATATTAGGATTTTCTTTTACTTTTTTTATAGTCTTAGTCCAATCAATGGTTTTTCTAGGATATACTCCTGTTACCACATCTTCATCTAAATCTAACATACGGAACACAGACTCAGGATTAAAAGCTAAATCAGCATCAATAAATAAAAGATGAGTATATTGTGAATCATCCATAAATAACTGTACTAATGTATTACGAGCTCTTGTTACCAAAGACTCATTACCAATAGTTCCAAATTGTAGTTCTACTTTTTTTTGTGCGGCTAAAGCTGCTAATTGTAAACAGCTCTTAAAGTAATCTGCTGTAAGCATATTACCATAACATGGAGTGCCTATAAATATTTTGGTCATAATTTTAATACCTCATCAATTATTTTCTTAGGTTCTATTTCCACGCAATTAGGATAGGGAGAAATTAAATTAATATTTGACTCATATCCAAATCTATTAGGATTAGTCAAACCCCACAAAACAATTCCTTTTTTATTAAAATTTTTATTAGAACACATATGCTGTAAAGCACTATCAATAGATATAAAAAAATCACAGTGTTTAGAAAGCACCATAAAGTCTTCTCTTGTTTTAAATAAAAGTTCTCCTTTTTCATTGTTAAATTTTGTTTCTCCTTGATACTCAGATTGTTCATTTAAATGACCAAATGTTATAATAATGTGGTTAGGAAAAGATTCTTGTAGTAATTTTATTAATTCTTGACCATGAAGATAGTTGCGACCAATATTATGTTTATCATACAAGTTTTGTTGAATTGCTTGACCTCCTGTAAATTGTAAAAGAATAAATTTACCCATTGCTTGAATATGAGGCATAAGTTGTTTTTCTAAATCTAAATTAATATTAAAGTCTGGCCTCATGTCATTAATTTCAACTTCGTATAATTCTGCCCATTTTTCTAAAACATGAATATCTCCTTTTAACCAATTGGTTCTATAAGGATCTTTAAAAAAAATATTTTCATATTGATTAAAACGACTAATAGTTTCACAAGAAAAAACATTATGATTCCATTGACTAGAGTATGCAACGTGTGGTGAGTGTTCAAATGTTTCAGGGAAAGAAGAAGTAATTACAAGTTTTTGATTATATTTTTCCCTTATACTTTTTAACAAAGAGGTAAATTGAACGTGTTTACCAAAACCTCCTTCAATATGATGTATATTAGGTTTGAACATAACTTACTTCTAAGTATTCTATTTTTTTTAACCAACCTTTAGGTATAGCAATAGCACCACCACCTGTGATGTCTTCTTTGTCTTTACTGTAAGAGCGCATAATAATTATTTTTTCTTTACCATTATGAACCATCCACCCTACTTCTTGGCACACGGCCAACGGAGCACTTATAACGTCTTTTATATCAAGCCAACCTGTCTCTGTATCACGGGCATCGAGCCACGTCACACGAACCATTGGTACTTTATTAATATCCATTACTCCTCCCTATAAAAAATATTTAAAGTATATCTCATAGAACTATTTCCAAATGCTTGTAAATCGCCATGCTCTACTTGTAAGCCATTAAAAAACAAAGCTCTGTTTTCTAAAAAACCTATAGAACTAGTTAATTTATTTTGATTTAAAAAACCCGTGCCATTGTTAAACAAAGGTTCACCTTTTACGTAGAAAAGAAAATTAGCTACATTATCACCATAAGTATCTTTGTGAAATAAAGGCGATCCTCCTTCAGCTACATTATTTTGAGATCTTATATTTGCACTTACTTGCATGGGAACTAAATTTCTATGTGGAAAAAAAACATGTTTTATATCATCAAGAAGGCCATTATGTTTTTTATTAAAATCATAATCATAATTATATCTCCAACCAAAAGTATAGCCATCATCATCGGAAGTTTTTTTATACTCTGTTATCTTCATCATTTCATTTTGAAGTGAAAATAAAGATTGAGATGATAAAAAATTATCTATGTACATGACAAATTCTGTATCTTTATTCATCTTTATAAAAAATATTTAAAGTATATCTTTTTGAACTATCTCCTAAAGCTTGTAAATCACTGTGCCAAATTTTACTTCCATTAAAAAATAAAGCTCTATTTTCTAAAAACCCAATGTGAGTTGTTAATTGATTATTTTTTAAAAAACCAGTACCATTGTTAAGAAGTGGTTCACCCTTAACATGAAGAAGAAAATTAGCCACATTACCTTTATCATCATCAATGTGAAATAAAGGCTCTTTATTATTATTTCTAATATGTGCACTAACAGATAAAGGAACTAAATTTCTATGTGGGAAAAAATATTGTTTAATTAAGTTAAGTAAAGGATCTTTATGCATACCTGTGTCAAAAGTGTGTCTCATACCATACAGTTGACCTTCAGGATTTTTTACTTCTTCGTATTTTAAATTAACTAAAGTATCTTGAAGTGATTTAAGTGTGGCATTATCTAGAAAATTATCGACATACATAACAAATTCAGTTGATGCTATATGTTGCATTAATTTTCTAAAGGCTGTGGCTCGTCTTTTTTAATTAAATGTAAGTTAAAAGATACCGATCTTCTTTCTTCATTTGGTGTTCTAAATGGATATACGCCGTGTGCTAACCAATTTGGAAATAAAAATATATCACCAACCTTTGGTGACTCTTGATGCTTATGTCCACTGAAGGTAGCAGCTTGACCATTAAACCAACATATATCACCTACTGTTGGATAGTGATCTTCTTTTGCATACTCTGCTGGTAGACTTGGTGGCACTCGTAAGTAACACACACCTGACAATTGACCCTCATGTATATGAAAAGGATTAAAGTCTCCTGCATATTGGCTCACGGACCACATAGATTCGATAACCATCTTACCTACAAACTCTGGTTTAATTGTTTCACTTGCTGGTGGTATAGAAATATAATTCTTAACCATCTCACCAATTAATTGTACCATTGGCAAAAACTCTTCTGTGTTCATCCAGTCTTGAGGATAACGAACTTCTTGTTTAACATTACCTGCTAAGTTACCTGAATGATCAAACTCTTTAGATAATTTTTTATCCGTTAACATTTCCGTTGCTTTATCATCAAGCATTTTAGTAATGAAATCAGGCATTCTGCCTCTCATTATTGTAGGACCAAAAGGTCTTATAGTATCAAATTTTAAAACTTGTTCAGTGGGTTGTTTCTTTTTAGGCATGATATCCCTTTCATTCTTTTTAAATATCTATTGTCATATAGCAAATATTTGCCTATAAATATAGGATTAAATACTTGGCTTAATTACAAGGGCAGCCTCCTTGCATTATACAACAATCATGATTTGCAAAAGGAGAACATGCTAAAGAAGATTTTTAAAGCTGCCAAAAAAGCAGCTCCCATTATCGGCGCAGGACTAGGATTTTTAGCTGGAGGACCTATGTTGGGTTCAGCTATTGGTGGTGGTCTTGGTAGTTTAATTGCAGGCAAGAGCCCAAGAGATGCTCTTAAATTTGCCGCATTATCTGGATTAGCAGGTGGAGCTCTTGGTAAATTTGGTGGACTTCAAGCTGGTAAAGGATTAGGTGGATTGTTTGGTAAAACGGCTGCTACATCAACAGCAGTACCACAAAGTGTTCTTAATGCAGCTTCAGGTGGTAATAAACTTTTACTTAAAGATGCGATAATGAAAGGCGCAGTACAAAAACCAGGTGGTGGAAGTGTCCTTGGATCAATATTAAATTTTGCAAAAGCTAACCCTTTAGCAACAGCAGGTACTCTTGCAGGATTAACAGGGCTTCTTGCTTCTAAGGAAGAAGAAAAGAAACCAAGAGTCATTGAAGATATATATGGTAAGGTACCAGGATTTGTTAACATTGGTGATGCACCTGTGGGTGGAGTTGAAGTAGTTCCTTTCTCTCAATATGGACCCGGTTTAATGGGTAAAGCAATGGGTGGACAAATAAATGGTTTAAAAAGTTTAGGTTTAAGACAAGGTGGTTTTCCTCGTAAGAATGGTAAGATCGCAGGACCAGGAACCGAGACTAGTGATGACATACCAGCAATGTTAAGTGATGGTGAGTTTGTTATTAATTCAAGAACTGTAAGAGGACTTGGTAAAGCAATGGGTGGTAAAGGTAGACAAGATACTAGAGACAGAGGATCAAAATTCCTTTATAGTTTACAAGATAAATATGGAGGCAAAAGATAATGGTCGATGAAATAATACAAAGGCAGCAACAAGCTCCTTATATTGAAAAAAGATCTGAGCAATTACTTGCATCCGTATTTGGTGATCCAGATGCTGTAAAAAAAGCAGGTGAAACAGAAGAAGCTTTTCAATTACGTAAATTAGGTAGAGCAGGTATTGCTCAACAAATACCAGGATATCAGTTTGCAGGTTTTACTCCAGAACAACAACAAGCTTTTGGATTAGCATCACAGCAAGTAGGTGCTTATGCACCATCATTACAACAAGCTATTGGAAGTACAGGTCTTGCAGGTGGTGCTTTAACAGGTGGTATTGGTCAAGCATTAGGTGCAACACAAGCATATGATCCAAGTTCAGCGCAAGCGTTCATGGACCCATACCAACAACAAGTTACACAACAAGCATTAGCTGAATATGATAAACAAGCACAGATTGCTCAACAAGGTTTAGCTTCTCAAGCACAAAAGGTAGGTGCTTTTGGAGGCTCACGTATGGGTGTTCAAGAAGCAGAGCTTGGTAAAAATTTAGCCGACATTAAATCAAGAAGAATTTTTGAAGACTTATCACGTAACTATCAACAAGCACAAGGTGCTGCGATGGGTGCACAAGAAGCACAACAAAGAAGACAATTACAAGCTGGTCAATTACTTGGTCAAGCAGGACAAGGTTTAGCTAGTCTAGGTAAAACTCAAGCTGGTCTTGGTGCACTTGGTCAACAACTTGGTCAAGCAGATATTCAATCACTACTAGGTGTAGGTGGTATGCAACAACAATTAGGTCAAGCACAAATGGAAGCTAACAGACAACAACAAATTCAAGCACAACAAGAACCATTTAGAAGACTTGGTTTTGCTAGTGATATATTACGAGGCACTCCAAGTAGTGGTATTCAATATACTCAACAGCCACCTACCAATCCATATGCGCAAGCACTTGGTCTTGGTATTGCAGGACTAGGAGCTCTTGGTCAATTTGGTCAAGGCTTTGGTGGTTTATCAGAGGGCTTTGGTAATTTGTTTGGAGGTAATTAATGGCTTTACCAATGATCGCTTATGGCTTAGGTTCTTTGGCTTTAAGATCTGCTGCTCCTAGTTTAATGAGACTTGGTTCAAGGTTCTTACCACGTCTGATAGGTGGTGGAGCTAAAACAGGAATTAAAAAAACAGGAACTGCTGTTGGTCCTTATTTAGGTGGTGGAGCTACAGGTGGTGGAGGTTTACCAGCAGTTGTAGGTGGTGGTGCTAAAACAGGGTCAAGTATATTTAGAGGGTCGTCTTTAGGACCTATAACAACAGGAGCTACATTAATGTCTCTTCCTTATTTTATTGGTAATGAAGCAGAAATATCTGCAAATCAAAATCAATTACCTGGTATTAGTGATGAACAAAGAAAGAGAGACGCTGAAGATGAACAAGTGGGAGTTCCTAAAAAAACAAAAGATGATCCAAATGATTTAAGTAAAAAAATTGATGATGGAGAATTAGATGATTATATTTCCAAAAATATTGGACTGTTTGAAAAATATCTTGGTGATGGAAAAGAAAAAACAAAAGCCGCAGGCTTTCAAGCATTAACAGAATTTGGTTTAAATCTAGCTACCGCAAGGGGTGGTAATTTTCTAGACAAGGTTGCTCGTTCCGCAAAAGATCCTTTAAAAACTTTTGCTGAGATAGGAAAAGCGGCAAAGAACAGAGCAGATAAAATAAAAATGGCTGCTATCGAAACAGGTATTCAACAAAGTGAAGCTGCAAAAGATAGAGCTGAAAAAGATAAACCAGATGATATTCAAACTCTAGAATACTTCATGAGTATTCCTGGATTAAGAGATAAACCAATTGAAGAGCTAATTAGATTATCTAAATCAAAAGCTACAATGTCAGATGATGACTTTAGAAAAGAATTAATTTTATCCCTAACACCTCAAATTGGAACAACTATAACCTCAGAACAACTACCAGGAATTGTAGACAGTGTTGTTAATCTTGCAAACATAGGCACTGGTACAGGTGGTACAGGTGGTGCAGGTTCTTTATCTATGCAAGAACAAGTTGATGCTGCAAAAGAACAAGGTGCAAGTAATGATGCGATTAGAAAACAGTTAATTGCATTAGGAGAAAATCCAGCAGACTATGGGTTTTAAAAAATGGCAAATGATCTATTAAGAGGTCTTGGTTTAGAAGAAGAAAAAGATCGTCCTATTTATAGTACAGGAAATAAACTGTTACAAGGTCTTGGTTTGGAAAAAGAAACAATACCTTCAAGCACAGTTAAAGATCAAAACAATGATAATGATACAGGTTTAATTCAATCTGGTCTTGCAGGTATAGGTTCTGGTGCATTTAAAGCTGCAGAGGGTATAGTGTCTACAGGCGCATTGTTACTAGATTTAGGATTAGGAACTAATGAAGCTGCAAAGGTAGAAAAATATTTTGATAGTATAGATTTATATAAACAGTTAGAAGATTTAGCTGATGATAGATGGACAGGAACAGTTACAGAAATTTTAACACAGTTTGGTGTTCCAGGTGGTGTTGCATTAAAAGGTGCTAATGCTTTATTAAAAGCAAAAAATTTAGGTGCACTAGCAAAGGTTCCTAACATAACAAAATATTCAGCGGCAGGACTTGCTGATGCTGCAGCATCAACAGGTGATGTAAATACTTTAGGTGATATGTTTGGAACAGGTCCTACGCAGACTAGAGAAAATCAAGGTGAAAAAGGTAGAGCAGAAGCTTATCGTCAGTTAGAAAATAAATTTAAATTTGGAGTAGAAGGTGCTCTTGGATTTTCTTTATTTGATAAAGCAATTATTCCTTTAACAGGTAAAGCACTTAAAAGTGTTGGACCTATAACATCAGGTATTTTTAGAAGTGCAACAGGTGGACCAAACACTTTTGTTCAAAGAAACATAATAAAGAGAAGAAATAAAAGAACTGGTAGAATAGAAGAAAAAGAAGTAGATGAATATGTTACTCTTCCAGATGATTTTCAATTTAATAAAAGTAATATTATACGTGCTTTTGATAGAATAATAAGTGGTCTTAGACCCAGAGGTAGCATGACGAAGGATGGTTTCCTTGACTATAGAACCAAAGTTGATGTCATGAGAGCTGTAAATCAACAAGTAAAAATACAAGTAAATCAATTAGAACAAGCTGTTACTAGACTTTATAGATCAGGTAAATTTAAAAATGTAATGGACAAAACTCCACTACCTGAAAGAGAACAACTAATGAGAAATATTCATTCTTTATTAACAAGTGGTAGATTAGCAAAGACTATGAAGAGCAAGGTAACAGGAGAAACTAAAAAAGTTTTAAGAGGTGTTGATGATGCAAAACTTTTAGCCGAAATAAACAGATTAGGAATACCAAAAGAAATTTTACCTGAAATACAAAAGATGAGACAAACAATTGATAACCTTGGTGAAGAAATTGTTTCAATGGGTGCAGGTAAAATAGAAGGTATACCAGGTATATCAAAAGGTTTTGTTGATACAGTAGCTGCTAATCTTGGAAATTATTTAAATAGAACATACAAAGCTTTTGGCTCTGGAAAAGATGAGTACATGGAAACTTTATATAATACTCCTGCGGGAAGAGAAGTTATGGATAGAGCAAAAGTTTTTATTAATGAAGTTTTTAAAAGAGAAGGAAATGATTTGGGAGACATCATTGATGGTAAATTTGTAGCAAGAGATCCACAAGCAGCAAGACTAATGGATGATGAAATTAACAAAATATTAGGGGGTAATGTTAGTTATGAACAAGGTGCAAAAGGTAATATAGTTAGAGATACTTCTATAGATGCAGGCATAACTAAGTCACGACAAAATATACCTCCAGCAATACGTGAACTATTAGGTGAGGTAAATGATCCTTCACAAGCTTTTTTAGAAACAGGAGCAAAGCTTTCTAAACTATTAGGTGAGGCTAAATATATAGATGCATTAAAAAAAACTGGGGAAGGAAAATATTTTTTTAATAAACCAACCTTTGCTGAAGGTGGACTTCAATTTACCAAACCTTTAAATCTTGGAGGTGAAACTGTTTATACAACAGAGAATTTAGCAAAGACTATTTCAAAACAATTTAATCCTCAAGAAGGTGCTGAAGGTGCTCTTGGAGCTCTTGGATCTGTTTACAAAGTTTCTTTTCTACCTTTTAAAGCATTAATTCAAGAATCAAAAACAACTCTTAATCCTTTTACGCATATAAGAAACGTTGTTAGTGCTCTTTCTTTTACAGGTATAAATGGTAACTTTTTTAATAATCCAATAAGAGTAATAGATGAATTTGCAGGTGCTCTTGATATAGTAAAAGGTCAAACAAAAAGCCAAATAGAATCTGATTTAGGAAAACAATTATTTAAGGATAAAAAAAGTTTAAATCAAATACAAAAATATATTGAAAGTGTTGGTGAATTACAAAGCAAAGGTGTCATTAATACTAACGCTAACTTAGGAGATTTAAGGGCTTTATTAAATGACATATCATCAGGCGCTCATAATTTAACCTACGAAGGACAAATGAATACTATGTTTGGAAGATTAGGTAAAAAAGCAGCTAAAGGTTTAGTTGGTGATACTCAAGGAGTTGTTTCAAAAGGAAGAAGTATAGCAAGAGGATTGTATCAATCGGAAGATGATTTTTTTAAAATACAAAATTATTTTGCAGAACAAAATAAACTTCACGATGCATTTGATGATTTATATAAAACAGACATCAATGCTTTTGTTGCTAAATACGGTGACGAAGCTACAAAATATGGACAATTAAAAGATGATCTGTTTACAAGAAAAGGTTATGATGAATTTTTAAAAAACAAAGCAGCAGACACAGTAAAAAATAATATTCCTAACTATGATTACGTTGGTGACTTTGTTAAATTTCTTCGTTTTTCTCCTATTGGTAACTTCGTTTCATTTCCAGCAGAAATAATTAGGACAGGAATCAATACCGCAAAGCAAGGCTTTAAAGAAATAGGTGATGAGAATCTCAGATCAATTGGTTTTAAAAGGTTAGCTGGTCTAGGAACTTTTGGTTTTGCTATGGGTGAAGGTGCTGTTCTTGCAGGACAATTAGCTTATGGTGTCTCAAACAAAACAATAAATTCACTAAAAGAATATTTACCTAGTTGGTCAGAGAATTCTAATATTGTACCAATAAGAAAGAAAAATGGAGAACTACATTTTATAGATTTTTCTCATAGTAATGCGTATGATTTATTAACAAGACCAATGAGAGCAGCTCTTCAAGAATATGGTAGAGTATCAGAAGAACAAGGATTAAAAGCTATTGATGATGCAGGATACGCAGCAATAGCAGAACTAGCACAACCTTTTTTATCAGAAGCAATTATAACAGAATGGCTTTTGGATGTAACAGCAAGAGGTGGTGAAAAGAGAAGCGGTGCCAAAATATGGAATCCAGCAGATTCTGGTTATGAAAAATTTGCAAAATCAATTACAGAATTATTTGGTAGAGCTGCTCCTCTTGGGTACTCTCAGTTAAAAAGAATATATGCTTCTGGTCTTGGAAATGAAGATAAGTATGGACGTTCTTTTGATTTTAGTAGTGAAGCTGCAGGCATATTTGGTTTTAGAGTTCAAAATCCTTTTATTGAAAATGGATTAAACTTTAAAATAAAAGAAAACCAAGACGGGATAAGAAATGCAAATAGAGAATTAAGTGTAGTTTTTGAAAGTGGTGCAACTGTAGAGGACATTGTAAAAGCTTTTGATAAAGCGAACGAAGTAAAATTTAAGGCGAACCAAGCTTTGTTTAAAGATATTGAAGCCGCTAAAAATTTAGGGCTACCAGAAAATGTAATACGTAAACAAATAATTAGAAGACTTGGAAAAAAAGAAGGTGGTATGGTATTACAAAACAGATTTATGCCTTTAAAATTAACATCAGGTCAAATACAAGCGATAGTTAAAAATGCTAGGATAGCAGGAACACCTAATCCAATGCCTAGTTTAACACCTTTGACTACTGGAATATTTCAAAAGTATCTTGGTAAATCTTTCTACGATAACCCAGATAGTTTATTTGAAAGACCTTTAGATATATTTGAAGATAGACAACCGCCTATTGTTATACCTAAAGATCCTATAGATAGACCTAACTCTGTACCATTAACACCTACAGTGCCTAGTGGTAGTGGTAATCAACTATTAGATGCCCTTAACCTTGATGTTTCCTCTATGGGAACAGGAACAATTTCACAAACAGATAGATCTCAACTTGCCAAAAGCGGAGATATTGATATAACTGAAGCATTAGTAAATAGAGGATAATATGGCTAGAAGACCTAGAAATTCACCAAGTTCAAAAAGCAGAATTGCTGCGAGTAAAAGAAGAATTGCTAATAAAGAGAAAAAAACTGACAGAAGAGGTGCTTACGTAGCTAGTAAAAACAGAAGAAGATCAAAACCTCAATATCTTACAGGTAGAAGTGCTGCAGCAAGTGGAATAGCTACAGCTAATAGAGAAAAAAATTTACAACAAAGCGTGGGTAGTCTTGATAGACGAGTTGATAAAGCTTTAGCGGATGGTAATACAGACTTAGCCAAAGACTTACGTTCACGACAAAATAAATTTGTAAAGCAGTTAGGACTTGAAAGAGCTAGAAAAATTGGTGGTGGAACTATTCAAGGCAATGTTAGAACAAGTAGTGGTGGTCCTTTATTAACAACAAGAGGCTTTAATGAGTTTCAACGAACTGTTGATGAAGACTTTATAGATCCAACAAGAAAACTACAAAATCTTTATCCAGATCAGTATGGTAAAATGTATCCAATTACAAATATATTACAAGGTGGTCCTTTAGCAGTTAGAGGAATACGAGCTGCACTTGGTAAAGAAAAAAAACAAATACCTTACAGTTTAGAAGACATGCCTAGTGTAAGATATCCTTTGGATGCGCCAATAACAACAAGATCAAATAGACAAGGTGCATTTGATGAGCCAGATATGACTTTATCAAACAGACAACCACAATTCGGTGATGATGATTTGGTTCCAGCTCCTATCATTCCTGTTACAGAAGAAGATTTAATAGATCAAGGTATTAGTCCTGAGTTTATTCTTCCTGTTGAAGATGATCCAACTACAGATATTATAGAACAAGATTCAAATGTAGGATCAGCTTTACAACAAGCTTACATACAACAAGAAAAGATGAAAGAAAAATACATGCCAAATAGAAAAACTTTTAATCCTTTCATGTTACCAGATGATGCAAAAGAAGAATTAAATAAAGTTGCAGAAGATGCATTGGCAGAAGGTGAAAGAAGAACCTACGGAGTGCAGCTTACTGACGACGACTTAGCTAACATAGGAATCAACAGAGCATACTACAATATGAATTTTGATACTCCTATAGTTCAAAGACAAGTAACTAAATATTTAGAAGATAGAGCACGTGAATCAATTGAAGAAGATACTCCTGCATATGGACAAGGATTTGAACTTCCTAATGTAGATGGTTTGGATGTTGCAGCTAATGCTAGTGCGGCTAATACTCCAACTATAGTAGATGAGGATACTCTTACAGATGAAGTATATATTCCTTTATCTCAAAGATATAGTAATTAGGAATGATTAAAAAAGTTAACATCACCGCAGTTATTATTGCAGGTATAACTGTTATCTACAGTTATGGGATGTTAGTAAATAGAGTCGTTGCCAATGAAAATAAGATAAAAGATTTAGATATGTTGCGTATCGATGCACGGCTCTCGGTCATTGAAGCAAATGTTGTAGCAATTAATGACAAAATAGATCAAGCTATTAAGTAGCTTTCATCACAAACATATTAGATTCTAAACACCACGTCTGTGTATAGACAGGATTTATTCCTTGTTCAGCAGCCATATCATGAATACTATTTTCCATTACGATACGTCTTGCTTCACACTTCTCTTGATCAAAGTATAACTCAGCCGTATGTTTTACCGAAGGCATTCCGGGCATAGAGATCATTGATATAAGTAACCATATTTTAATCATCACTTATAGAAGTAGCACTTTCCTTCTTTAGTTACCATAAGTAATTTTATACCCATTTTTTTCTGTAGTTTTGTAGTCATTCTTCTTATCTTATGACCAGCATGTGTGCCTGTTTTTCTTATGCTTTCGCTCTTTACATCTATCTTTATCGTGTTTCCTCTATCATTTAAAGCAATCAAGTCGCACGGCCCAAGGCCACTGATATTATGAAAAACGTAGTAATTTCTTTTCGTTAGCCAGTGCATGGCTACAAGATGGTTTAGAAAACCAACCTTTTGCTTTCTATTCAATTTCTCCCCACGAAGGACCTACCTCGCAGTCTACTTTACAAGGAACTCTTAATGGCACAGAGCTTTGCATAATCTCAATAACTTTTTTCTTTTGTTCTTCAGAATATACAGAAATATCTAGTTCATCATGTACTTGAATTAAAGGTGTAATACCTTCTTTAAAAACATCTATCATTGCTTTCTTTGTTTGATCGGCAGCGGATCCTTGAATCAATCTATTCAAAGCTTTGTATGTCCAAGCACGTCGTATTCTATTCATACCACCGTATTCTGCTTCAGCATCTTTAAATGACAATGGTTTATGAATACCATAAGAAGATGGTTCCCATAAATCAAAACGACATTTACGTCCTAATATTGTTCTGATGAATCCTGCTTTCTGTGCTCTACCCATCGTGCCTTCTGTTAATACTTTTACAAAAGGAACTGTAGAATGATATTGTTTAAAAATATCATCAACATCTTCTCTATCTAATCCTAATTGAGATCCAAGTTTACCTTTACCCATACCATACATCATACCAAGATTAATTGTCTTGGCTTGTTTACGATCTATACCTGCCATATCAGCAACGACTTGATGAAAATCAGTGTCTGGTTTATTATTATAATCATTTAATAATTTTTTTACAGAAGCAACATCCCAATCAGACACCTCACTAACCAAGGCTCCATAATGTATAAGAAGACGAGGCTCTTGTTGTGAATAGTCAAAACATCCCCACTCTTCACCTTTTTCTGGCACAAATATTTCCCTTATTTTAGGACCTATATCTTTATTACGAGCTGGTATCTGCTGCAAGTTAGGGTTTTGCATGCTTAATCTTCCTGATATTGTACCACCTGTCTCCGAACGTAGTTGATTTACATCTGCATGTATGCGACCACGATAAGAATGTTTTAAAATAGAATCTATAAATGTTGTTCTTGCTTTATTTAACTCTCTTGCTTTTACTATATTCTGTGCAAACGGATTAGAATGCGTTGCTAAAAAGTTTTTATCAAAGCTAGGTAAACCTGTTGGTGTTCTGTTATATCTTATTTTAAGTTTATCAAAAGCTTTTGCAATTGATAATGGAGCAAGTATCTCCACCTCAAAACCACATGCTTTATATAAGCTAGATAATATCTTCTTCTCTGAATTTTCAAAATCTTTTTTAATACGTTCTGCTTTTTCTGTATCAATGCGCACTCCTTTCTTTTTCATAGCGAATAGAACATGAAACAATTCTGATTCTGTGTTAAAAATATTTAATAACTCTTCTTGAGTTATCTTTAGTTGTAATGCTTTCCATAACTTTAAAGTAACTGCAGCGTCTTGTTCAGCATAAGGACCAACATACATCGGTGGTAGTTTCCACATCTCACTCTTTGCATCTACACCCCATTCTTTTGCAGCTTCATACAATAAAGATTCTGATTTTGTTTCACCAACATATTCTTTTGATAAATCTTTAAGAGAATAATTAAATCTATTTTCATTTACTAAAGGTGCAGCAATCATCGTATCTATTATTTTGCCGTGCACTTTTAATCCTAAAGCATCTAACCATCCAACATCATACATGGCATTGTGAAATATTTTATCACAAGGTAATTCTAAAATAGGTTTAAGCTGGTTAAGAAAAACATTTTGATCAAAGTTACCACCACCTTCATGTGCTATAGGATAGTATCCTTCCCATCCATCCACGGCCAACGCAACACCAATAACTCTTCCTTGTTTAGTAGCCCATCCTGGGCCCACACCATTTTTTATACCATCATCTTTTGTTTCTAGATCAATGGCTATCTCTTTCGCCTCACTTAAATTTGGCACCCCTTCTGGTGGTAGCCACTCACTTGGAGTTTGGAAAAGAGAAGGTTGTCTCACTTCGTTCGCTCATCTATTTCCCCTGCAATAGCTGCATAGGCCGCCAAGTCTACATAGCTGTCTGATTTATGTGCATGCATTAGTCTAGCCACTTTAACTAAAGCCATACACATTGCTACATCATGGGGTGTTAATTTTTTGCGGAGGAAAATCGACCACAATGCAGCAATGTTCTCATGATTGGTAAGCTTATCGCCGTAGTCTTCTTGGCGATCACCTCCAACTAATTCTTTTGCTTGTTCTAAAATATTTTCACAGATCATAATTCTGTAAACTCTCTGTTGGATTGACTCTCGATAATGTGTAAAGATTTTTTTGCTCTTGTTGTAGCAACGTAAAACACTCTCCTCTCATCATCTCTTTTTTGCGAAAGACTTAAATCTGCCTTCCGTGGTAAGTCTTTTAATACCATAACATTGTCTGCTTCGCCACCCTTAGATGCATGAATCGTAGATAATTTTATATTTTTCGATGTATTAAAGGATGATCTGCGCAATGCTGCATTGATATAACGTTGCATCGATTCTGGTATTCTATCTAATGCAATGTTCCATTCACTATTAATATCAGCATTTAAACCATGCCCCACGACCAATGATTCGTAATTATATTTAACTTCTTCACTCGCTGTCTTTATGGCTTCTTTATGACCATGTTCTATATTACCATTACCACTCATGTAATAATAAATATCTTGTGCTGCAAATACATCTATCTCATTTCCTTCTTTTAAATTATTCCATCCTTGTATGGCTCTGATCATACGATCAGAAATAGAAGATCTATTTTTATATTCATAGAACAATCCTTGGTATTTTAAATCATCTGCTATTTGATCCAATACATAATTAGTTCTTGCTAAAATTAACCACGATCCATTTGTTAAATCTATTTGGTTATTGAATCGCATACGATGACGCTGCACTATTCCTTCTTCTTCTTTTGGATTCCAATCTTTTTGTACACGATCATTAACTTTACTAATCAAGTTATCTGCTACATGGTGCACGGCTCTCGGCACTCGGTAAGACTGTGTTAATATTTCTCTTTCTCCACCAATTAATCCTAATCTTTTTGTATCAGCACCAGCCCAATCAAATATTGCTTGATCATCATCTCCTGCAATGTAAGCTCGTTTTGAATTACGAATAAGTATCTCTGTCATTTGCCATTGAATAAAACTAAGATCCTGCGCCTCATCAATAATAACAACTTCAAATTTAGGACAGCTTTTTTGTTTATTAAATTCTACAATCATGTCAGTAAAATTAAATAAACTATGTTTGTTTTTATATTGCTCTAGCCCTTTATCTATTTGTTGTAGCTTTTCAAAGCCACCTTGAATGTGTTCACCACTACGCATAAACTCATTTGATAAAGATACATTTTTTATTTTTGCTTGATCAATTATTTTTAAATATGGATCTTGTGGTAATGAAATACCTAACTCATCTACTGATTTATTTGGATTAATTAATTTAACTTGTAAGTAATCAGAAGCTGCTTTGTAATCATCGTCATCCATAACATCAGCATTTTTTAATCCTAACATTAAGAATGCCATGCTATGTAATGTACGAAAATATTTAAAACTTTTACGATCCAAATTAAATTTCTCCATTGCTCTCGTCACTGCCTCTCTTGCAGCTTTTTTTGTAAAAGCAAAATATCCTATTCGATCTGGTGGAGTTCCTTTTTGTAATTCTGATTCAACGATACTGAGAAGATGCGTTGTCTTCCCTGTACCAGGTGGACCAAAAACTATTTTAATCTTTTGACTTTGACTGTCTTGTAGAACCATTGTATTCATCCTCCAATAATAATAAATTTAATCTAATTAATTTAAGATCATCCACTAACATTCTTTTTGTTAACTTCATGTTTCTACTATCTGCTTTAGTTACAAGTCTTGCAGCTATTGCTAAAGTTTCTTTAATTAATTTCTCCATTCATTACCTCCTTTTAATTGTATGACAAGCATTACACACTTAACACAGTCATTTTTATTTTTTCTCAATCGCCATCACCTCTAAAATTGTCTTCCCTATGTAGTAAGGTATCTGTGGTACCAAACTATTACCTAATGATTTAAGTCGGTCCACCCTTTTGGGTATCCCATGAGCCACTCTACCCATGTTGGGTTCAGACTCCCACCACCCTTGACCCACTGTTCCTTGTCCTTCTTCGCTACTCTCACGGGAAGAATTGAATCTCGGTGTGAATTGATTACGGCTTTGCCACTGTCTTTGTAATCTCTCGTCGTTGGTGTTGGCCACATCAACTTCGGATGTGCTACTTGATCGTTCAAACTGATTGGCATTTTCTTTTCTAGTTTCATTTTCATTCTCTCCTCGCTGCTCGGCCCTCGGCCACTGTGAGCGTCTGGAGTGCGCCAATATCCAGATTCTTTCTCTTTGGTGGTTGGCACCGATGCTCGAAGCTGAAATACTAAACGGCCTAACGGAGTAGTCTTCACTCTCCAAGTCCTTGATAACGGTGTCGAGACCGAGTTTAATGTGTCCACTAACATTTTCTCCAATAACCCAAGTTGGTCTGAGTTCTTTGACAAGTCTAAAATACTCTGGCCAGAGGTGTCTCGGATCTTCTTCACCTTTTTTTCTACCTGCGATGGAGAAAGGTTGGCAAGGGTATCCTCCAGTGATGATGTCGATGGAATCAATTCCATCTGCTTTGAGTCTTTCATAATTCAATTCCTTTATATCTTCATATTGTTTAACATGAGGCCAATGTTTTTGCAGCACTTGTCTTGGATATTTTTCAATGTCACAAAATGCTTTTGTTTCAAAACCTCCAGTGGCTTCAAGTCCTAAACTGAAGCCACCGATACCACTAAATAAATCTAAGTGTTGTAATTTCATATGCCTATCTTCACATTGTTTTTAGCATACCACTCTTCTAATCTTTTTTTCGGATCTTTTAATTTTTTTAATTTAGCTTTTTCTTGTTTTTCCCAAGTAGCTTTAATCCATTTAATAGCTTCTTCTTTCATTGGAAATGAGAATTCGATCTCATCATTCCAACTGTTATCTTCTAAAGCAATACATTCTAAAATGTAATTATATACTTCTTTTGATAGTTTCATTTTCACTCCTTTGTTTAAAATGATATCTCATTATATCCCGCATTGATATTAAAGTCAAGAAGTTTTTTAGAAGGGTAAAGTTTCATCATCATCCGAACTATCTTCTTTTGGTAATGGCAACGCATCTATTCTTTTAAAAGTTAAACTATCAATTTCCCATAACCTCGTATTCTTTTTTTCTACTCTCTTAACAACTGATTTTGCATCTCTTTCTTTTAATCGTGCAGCTACTCTCGTTGCATCAAAACCTCTGAACCTTTGCTTTTCTAAATAACCTAATAAGAATTCCATTTTAAAATAAATTCTATCATTCTCTTCAAAAGCTTTACCATAGTTACATTCATCAAGAGTCATTGCTTTGCCTTGGTCATTAACAAATGCATGTAAGTGCTGATCAAATCTACCTTCAAGTGTAACGTCCTCGCCCATCTCTATTACTTCAACATTATTAGCTAACTCTTGAATTTTTCTTTTCCATTCTTGTCTTGGTAATTCATTTAAAACAATGTTTACCTGGTCTAGACATGCCTCAATAAATAAATTTTGATTATACAATTGCTTTGTATTTACACGCACAGTCTTTGCATCGATTGTTAAATACCAAATAGAATTTTCTGATTGATATTTTTTTAGATCACTAAATTTATGTTCGTAATCTCCACCAATACCAAACTCTCTCTTACGACATTCTGGTGCGTTGCAAAAGCTGCACATAGGTTGGTCTTTACATTTGTATTGGTAATCTGTTTTCTGATGTTGTTTAATTGTTTTATCTACTTGTTTATAAGACAAAGGTTTATTCATGTATTTATTATTGAACTCACCAATCTTATCTTCCCATTCATCTGGCCATTTCTTTTTTGCATACACTGAGTAGTGATACAAAACATTATCACGTCCACCCTCATCAATACCATCTCTCATCAACGTTTCTAAACAAGGTGGTCCATCAAAGTTAGCTGATTTCTTTTTTGCTTTTATTTTTATTTTTTCAAAATCTTCTTTTTTAATTTTATACTGATCATAAATATCAAAGAACTGATCCAACGAAGCAGCGTTACCATCATCGAGAAAAGCGTAACGCATGGTACTACTACTATTGAAATAAGGTAAATTAAGAAAAGACCCGGTATCTCCCCTAGTCGTATTAAGTTCCACTTGCTTTGGAAATATTTCACAATCGCCATAACCTAACCCTCCAGCTAATTCCATTAATTTGTTTCGCATATCCTCTGCTGCAATTGGTTCTTCTGTAAAAAGAAATAAATGTGCACCACCACTCTTTGAACGACATGGTACGAGAGGTAAATTATTTTTTCGTATATTCGAAATTACTTTTTTGTAATCTAAAGGATAAGTATCAACATCAATACAACCCCAAGAACAAGTGCTATCATCTCTAATGGGGATACTTCCCAAACTAGGCGCTTTACCCGCAAGATGATCTTCCCATAATGCATCTGATACAAAACCTCTTTTAGTAACTGCATTGCCTCCTACCTTTCCGTTTTTAATATCGCCCGGTGTGTACTGACCATATGCCCTATCTAGACCTTCAAATATTTTTTTAAATTTTTCTGTGCTCATAATTCCTGTGTAAAAATGCAGGTTCATGATCATGCATTAGGAAAGCTATAGATTGTAGATACATGCATGATCTAACGAAGGAACCTGTACTCCGCATTTTCGTCCTACAATCTAACTGTTAAAAGGGTATTTTATCTTGTGAAGTTTTATCCTCCTCCATTTCTGGTTGAAGTTTCTCCTTCGCTGCACTCATATCTTTAGAAAAAGCAGATGCCTCAGTGACATGTGCCTCGTCTGTTAACATAGAGTCCAACTCAATCTTCCACTTATACCAGGTTTTATCTCCATTCTTTGCTTTCTCAGATTTGAGAAGATAAGAATGTGACCACATTGGTGGAGTAAAGTAAGCCCCTTTTGAATTTTGGATCTTCAAATTTTTCATTTTACTATTCCAATTTCTACTTGGCGTAAGCTGCGATGACTTCATTGATATCACTGCTTGACTTGTTTCACCCTTTCCCCCCACAATTAACACAAAGTAATTAGCTGTCTCTTCGATGTAATTACCTGAGTTATCATTCTTATAAAACTTTCCATCATCGCCACGTATCGTGTCATTCATGACTTCTTTTGTTTGGTGCACGGCCACAGGACCTTTAGCACCACTACCAACAGGAGCCCACTCAACGTAGGTTTTGTGATAAACACAAGGGATAACTTTAACCCCTTGATCACTAGGCCACCAATCTCCAGTAACAGAATTAAAAGCATGACCTGCACGTAGTGCATCATCATTTTCTAACTCTGGAGACATAGCTTGTAGAAGTTTTAATCGAGGGAGCTGCAGATCATCTGCACTCATCTCTTCAAATCCTGTCTCAACCCCTTCGAATTGAGACATAATAGCAACAGCATTGTTGCTTTCTTTTTTCTGAACTTGTTTATTCATAATTCATACCTCATAATTTAAAGTTACGATTGCTTGATACTGACTTTATTAAGCCTAAAGGCACCAAACAATTTCTCATCAAAGTCTACTCCATCTCTGGATTTTGCATTCAAGTACGAACGTAATGTACTCGGATGTATTGATGAGTTTTCATTCGGAACGAGTCCCGAATCCTCTGCTAGTTGTTTGAATTCTTGGGCTACTTTGTCTTCACCTTTTTTGAAATCCACACTAACTATGTTTTTTATTATATCACCATCACCTTGAGATCGCACCCAATTAAATGCGCCCTCTTTATTTTCTTCTTTGATGCTGCAATATAGTTGTTCTTTAGTTGTTACTTTAGATCCGTCTGTTAATTTTAATTCAGACACACCTTTTGATTGAAGAAGATCGGTAATGCTGTCAGCTAATACTTGCTCTTCTTCTTTTAATTTTTTTATTTTTACTTCTGTCAATTCAATTTGTTCTTGAACTGAACGTATGCGTTCAATCTCTGATCCTAATTGACCAAGAGCTTCATCATCTATTTTATTAAATGATTCAGTTGATACATCTTCAAATAGTTTTGTTATGTTATTCATATGCTCTCCCATATTTTTCTATTTACTACTTGCAATTTATCTCATAGTCAACTATAAAATAAAAAAATGAGTGAATATAATTTTAAGACGAAGCCTTATGCTCATCAGTTAGAGGCATTGAAACAATCATATAATAAGGAATACTATGCTTTTTTTATGGAAATGGGCACAGGTAAATCTAAAGTATTAATAGATGAAATCGGTGGATATTTTTTACAAGGTAAGATTGATTCGGCATTAATCATTGCACCTAAAGGTGTGTATCGTAATTGGGAACGAGGAGAAATACCTACACATTTACCAAATGAGATACCTTACACTATAGCTGCATGGAGAGCACCAAGTGAAATGACAAAAGATGATAAGAAAAAATTAAAAGATATAATTTATCCTAATGGTAAATTAAGAATTTTGTTAATGAACATTGAAGCATTGAGTGGAAGTGTTGGGATAAAATATGTGACACAGTTCTTACACAAAAATCGCACACTATTAGCGATCGATGAATCAACAACTATCAAAACACCAACAGCATCACGCACTAAAAACGCTATAAAAATCAGTAAGTTAGCTAAGATAAGACGCATCATGACAGGTTCTCCTGTTACAAAAAATCCATTGGATGTGTATGCGCAGTTAGAATTTTTAAGTCCTAATATTACTAGGCAAAACTATTGGGCATTTAAATCTAGGTACGCTGTTATGGTACGCAGGAATTTTGGAACACGGTCCACGAACCTAGTCGTAGGATTTCAACGTCTACCAGAATTAAATACAATCATAGATCAATACTCTTACCGGGTATTAAAGGAGGACTGTTTGGATCTACCAGAAAAAATTTATACAACAAGAAGTATATCTCTTACATCAGAGCAAGTGAAAGCTTACGAAGAGATGAGACGTTTTAATATTACAGAGATGGATGGTAAGACAATGACAAGTCTTAGTACCTTGGCAGCACTTATACGTTTACATCAAATAACTTGTGGTCATGTAACGTTTGATGATGGTGATACAAAAGAAATAAAAAGTAATCGCATGAATGAATTGTTAAACATCCTTGAAGAAGTGGATGGTAAAGTAATCATTTGGGCGAACTATAGATTTGATATTAAAAAAATTCAACAAACATTATCTGAAAAGTTTGGAGCAGATTCTGTTGCTACATACTTTGGTGATACAAAAGATAAAGATCGCCAAGACATTGTTGAAAAATTTCAAGATAAGAATTCTTCACTAAAATATTTTGTTGGTAATCCTTCAACAGGTGGTTACGGTTTAACATTAACCGCAGCTCATACTGTTGTATATTATTCTAACTCATATGATTTAGAGAAGAGGATGCAATCGGAAGATAGAGCGCATCGTATTGGCCAAGTAAATAAAGTTACTTACGTTGATATGATAGCTGAAGGTACAGTTGATGAAAAGATTGTGCGTAGTCTTCGTAGTAAGATTGACATCGCAAGTGAGGTGATGGGGGAAGACGTTAAGAACTGGGTTATCGAACCCATTAAAAAAAGAAAGGAGTCCTAATGGACACGACTAAATATAAATCAGTTGCCACGAAAATGGAAACGTACAACAAAGCAAAAATAATTGCTGGTCATTCACATCGTTCAATCGGAGCGGTGATCTCCATGTTAGTAGATCAAGAATGGCAAAAACAAAAACCAACAGTTAAAAAAGAATTAACGAAGAGTGCAGCATGATGTTTCATGTGTGGCACGTGTTAGCTATTGTTTTAATTTTTGTTCTTGGTTTCATGTGTGGGATGGAGTGGACCAAGAAGAGAGCCATACATTGGCTTATGAATAAATTACAAAAAGATTTAAAAAAAGAAAATCTTACTATTCAAAAAATAAAAAAATGAAATGGATTGCTATTGCCATTGTTATTAGTACAGCAATGGTGATCTATTTCTCTCCTTATCAAAGTTATATGAGAGATTGCTTAGGAGATAAACAATACTGTACCTGGTATTATTACGAAATCACGAAGGAGGAATCATGGTTGAGAAGAATACTAATAGAGCTGGGGAGATAGGTTTATACCACATGGCCCACGGCTCTATTCGAAAAGGAAATTTTATTACATGCGATGCATGTTACAGAGAATACATCGAAGATCTAATTTGTCAGGACAAAGCAGACAGATTAGATTTTTGTATTCGCTGCTACAATGAGAGGAACTATGCCGAAGAAAATAAAACTTAAAGAACGATTACTACGAGAGTATGTAAAGGTTTCAAAGACAGCGCCAAGAGAACCACGCAGTGGACGAGAAATGTTTATTCGTTTAAGGTGGGAGAGATTAAGAAAAATATTATGGAGGCGCTATGATTATATGCAGTCATTGTAAAGGGAATGGGTATCTTAGATTATCATTCGAAGCAGAGGAATCAATTGAGCAGTGTAAGGTTTGTGACTCACAAGGGCACCTCATTGAAAATAAGTACTACAACCAAACATGGACCGAGGGTGTCAACGACAGTCCTGTTGTCTACTATGGACCACCGCTTGACCCAGAATGTTTCAAAAACTACAAAATTTATAAAGAGTAATCCCGTAGTAATATTTGACGGCGAGCCACCTTTTTGATACAATGCCGCCAACAAAGGCGGTATTATGCCATTACGTTTACCTGATAGTCCTGTAAAATCTATCAGACGTTGCTTTAAATGTAACAATTTATCTATTGAATTTTGGAATCCGAAGTATAACCGAACTTATACTGTTGAGGAATGGTTGACTATTTGTGAGGATGGTAAAGAATCTTTACGCAAGATTCTCAGACCCATTGTTGAAGATCCGAAGTGGTTCTTCGATTAGAAGTTTCTCCCAACGATTCTTGATAAAAGAATCAGCGACTTGTTCTTCTCTTTTTTCTTTGTATCCACTGTGATCTGCTCTCCTGGTATTCCATCTATTCTTTGGTGATCGCTTTGTTGTTTGCCCCATCACCTTCCAATTGACTGCTTTCAAGCTGCTACCTGGTTCCGTCTCCAAGGTATAGGTGATTATCTTTTCACCACCCATGGCTCTCCATACTTTTTCACATCTTGCATAGAGATACGAACACGCATTGCGTGGGGCTGGATCTTTAATACATACCCGTAGGATTTCTAGTGTTGCTCCATTATCCAAGGCCCTTGCCACTGGTCTGCCACAAATCGCTACACCTACCAATTCATTTTCCTTGAGAACTCCTAAGCTGAACTTGTGCCCGGCCGTTTTCTTATTGTGTCTATGATGTGATGTAACGAAGTCGTTCGCAGCTTTAAGTGATAAAGGGATTGTTCTAAATTTACTTGAGTCTTTCATCAATCATTCTGCCTAATACAAATACCATGAATCCTATAAAAACCAGGGCTAAGAGTATTAGCCCTAGTAAAATGTTAGTTAGCATCAGTGACCTCTAAATCGTATTCGCATGTTACTTCTTCATTATCAGGTTCTGAAGTTTCAGCAATCTTTAATGCTGTCTCTTCGTCCTGACATTGAATAATCCATGTTGATAAGATACTGCTTGCTTGAACTACTGTAAAAGTTGGTAGCCTTTTTTCTTCATGGTCCAAGGCCCACGATCCTGTCTTACTCATGCTGCCTCCTCCTTCCATTCTCTATTCCACATAACAAGATCACGATCAGAGCCTTTAAGGATTTCTTTTTTAATTGTAAGCTTTGGATAGATAACTCTTAACATCGATCTAATGGAGGGTGATATATTTTTATAATGTCTATCGTATTCGACATAATCGTAAAGGTTTCTGTATTCGTGGT